TTTGAAATGCCGCGTGAAGAAATATTTATTCCTGTAGAAGATTTAATTATTGAAGAGTTTATTTTTCAAGAAACATTTTTAGTAGAAGATTTTAGAGAGCCTGAAACTTTTATTGAACTAGAGACTATAGAAGAATTAGAAGAATGGTTTGAAGAAGAAACCAGAAGAGAAGAAGATATTGCAATATTAGAAGACCCAGAGGAAGAGTTTATAGAAGAAATTTTTGAGGAAGAGGCTGTTGAGGAAGTTTTTGAGGCTATAGAAGAAAGATTGGCTGAAGCTGAAATAGAAGAAGAAAGAATAGAAAGAGAGGAGATTATAGAAGAAGATGTATTTGAAGAAGAGTTCCAAGTTGCTGAAAGGGAAAATGTAAAAGGCGAAAGCTCAATCAGTAGAGAAGTAGCTCTTAGAGTGGTTGCATCTACAATAAGAACCGCAAATCAGAGTGTTAGCGGTACTAACGCTGGCAATTCTATACATGCTACAGGTAATAGCATAGCTGCTGGAAATGTCGTAAGTAACTCATCTACCGCTGGTTTTAGTACCAGTAGCTCACCCAGCATGTCAGATCAGTTTGCATCATCTACAGCTCAAACCAATCAAGTTCTTGATATGAGCAGTATGTCTATATCAAATTCTTCTTTTGGTTCAACAGCAGAAACAGAAACGGTAACAACAGAGGTAGCAGTTGCTAACGTAACAACAGAAACAACGCAAGATCAGATAGATACGTCTATTGCATCTGTTGATTCTGATTCAGAAACTACCGTTGAAAATATTATTGCTCAAAACTTGCAGACAGCTCAAGAACAGGTTGCAGCTAAACAGGAAGAAACTGGAGAATATGGTTCAGAAAACGCTATTATAGCTGTTATGGGGTTTCTCCCTGGATTTAATAACTACAGAATGACATACATACCAGAAAAAGAATTTTGGTATGAGCCAAAAAGCATTTATACTAATAGCAACATTTCAGACAATACTGCGGCTTTTTATGGGCTAGCAGGACAAAGCATACAAACTTTGACTGAATTAAAAAAAATGCAACCAACTCTTTAGGAGGTTGAAATGAATTGGTTTGAAAATAAAACAACGCAACTTATAGCTCTTGCTGGTATTGTTACAACACTCGCTGGCTTCGGTTATCAGGGCGCTCAATATGTTAACAGATTAGATAACCTAGAAGCTCAAATAGGCGGCATAGGTGATACCGAACAAAAACAAAAAATCATTGAAGAAAGATTTGCTGGTATAGAAAAATCTGTTCAGTATTTAGAAAAACAAATAGATGGCATTTCTGTTCCAGATGTAACTGAAATTAAAACAGATATAGCTACTATTAAAGCTGACATTCAATCTTTAAACAAAGAAGTAGATAAGATAGAAGCAAAGATGAATGATAAAAATCCATTAGCGGGGTAATTATGAAATTTGGTTTAATTAAAAATGTAGTAGGAGCGCTTGCTCCAACTTTAGGATCTGCATTAGGTGGGCCTTTAGGTGGTCAAGCAGCGTCCGTTATTGCTGGTGTGCTTGGGTGCCAGTCAGATCCAAAGTCTATTAATAAAGCAATACAAGAAGCAACTCCCGAACAAATGTTAGAACTTAAAAAAGCTGAACAAGGTTTTGAGCTTCAGATGAAAGAGCTAGATGTAGATATATTTAGATTAGAAACAGTAGAAAAACAAGACGCTAGAAAAACTTTTAACAAAGACTGGACAGCTAGAATTATGGGTATTGCTGTTGTAGGTGGATTTATGGGCTATATATTTTTAGTAACTTTACAACCGCCAGAGCAAAATTCTGAAGCATTAATTAATTTAGTGTTAGGATATTTAGGTGGATTGGCGTCAGCAGTTATATCGTTTTACTTTGGAGCATCCAATACGGGTGATAAAAAAGATGGCGAATAGAACTACAGTTCAATCTGTTGCATCAGACTTAAAATCGCACGAAGCGAAATGTGAGGAAAGATGGAAAACCATATTCAAAGAAACAGCAGAGATAAAGCAAGAAATGAACGATTTAAACAAAACCCTAAGAATAGCAATGTTTGGGACTTTTGGTTTTATAGGAACTTTATTCATCGCTTTTGTAACAATCGTATTCGGAAACTAATGCACACTTCAGACAAAGGTTTTGAGCTTATAAAAAAATTTGAAGGCTGTGAGCTTGAGGCTTACCAATGTGCTGCGGGAGTTTGGACTATAGGATATGGTCATACCAAAGATGTACAAGAAGGTGATAAGTGGACTGAAGAAAAAGCAGACTTTATGTTATGGCGTGAGCTTGATGATGAGTATGAACATTATGTTAATTCATTAGTAATTGCCCCAATGAATCAATCCCAATTTGATTCTTTGGTTTCTTGGACATACAACTTAGGACCAAATAATTTAAAAAAATCTAGCATGCTTAGAGTCTTAAATGAGGGAAAGTATGACGAAGTTCCCGCGCAAATGAAAAGATGGAATAAGGCAAAAGGCAAAGTTTTGGCTGGTCTTACAAGAAGAAGAGAAGCTGAAGCTTTAATGTTTGAGGGTAAAAACTGGGAACACATATAAAATGGGTTTACAAAAAACATTATTCAAACCAGGGGTAAACAGAGAAGGAACTGATTATAGTAACGAAGGCGGTTGGTTTGATATTAATCTTGTAAGATTTAGAAAAGGTTTGCCAGAAAAATTTGGAGGTTGGGCCAAAAATAACTTTAATACTTTTTTAGGAACTTGTAGGGCTTTGCATCCTTGGATAGCTTTAGCTGGAACAAAATACCTAGGTCTAGGCACAACTTCGAAATACTATATAGAAGAAGGATCGAACTTTAATGATGTTACTCCGATTAGACTTACTACCTCAGCTGGCGATGTAACTTTTGCTAAAGTTGGAAATGGAGATGCAACAATTACTGTCTCTGATACAGCTCATGGGGCAGCACAAAATGACTTTGTAACATACTCAGGCGCAGCCTCTCTTGGCGGTAATATTACTGCTACGGTGCTCAATCAAGAATATCAAATAGCAACCATTGTTAATGCTAACTCTTATACAATAGAGGCTAAAGATACTAGCGGCGATCCAGTATTGGCCGCGGCTGGAGACAGCGGTAATGGTGGAAGCTCTACAGTAGGGGTATATCAAATAAATGTTGGGCTTGATGTTTATGTTCCTGGTACTGGTTGGGGTTTAAATGGATGGGGAGAAGGAGCCTTTGGATCAGTAACTGCCTTGTCTCCAAACAATCAATTAAGACTTTGGACTCATGATAACTTTGGCGAAAACTTAATTATAAATGTTAGGGGTGGAGGCATTTATCAATGGACTGAAAACAATGGTGTTGGAACAAGAGCCGTTGATATGTCTGCAATATCTGGTGCTAATTTAGTGCCTACAGTTGGATTGCAAGTAATTACTTCAGAAGTTGACAGACATTTAATTGTTTTAGGCGCTGATCCAATTAATAATGCAGGCTCGGCTAGAACAGGAACAGTTGACCCTATGTTGATTGCTTTTAGCGATCAAGAAAACAACCTAGACTTTGAACCAACAATTACTAATACTGCTGGCTCTTTAAGACTATCTTCTGGTTCTTCAATTATTGGGGGCGTCAAATCAAGACAAGAAACTTTAGTTTGGACTGATACCGCTTTATACAGCATGCAGTTTGTTGGACCACCATTTACATTCTCAGTTAATTTAATTAACGAGGGTACTGGCTTGGTAGGGCCAAAAGCTGCAACAACAGCTACTTCTGCTGTTTACTGGATGGGCTACAACAACTTTTACGCTTATAACGGTAGTGTGCAAACTTTGCCTTGCAGCGTTCATAATTACGTATTCAACGATATTAACCTTACGCAATCTTTTAAAATTAACGCTTTTACAATCGCTGATAAAAATGAAGTGGGTTGGTTCTATTGCTCTGCTTCAAGTAACGAAATAGACAGATATGTTATTTATAATTATGCAGAACAAACTTGGGTTTATGGCCAACTTAGCAGAACAGCTTGGCTCGATGCTGGTATAGAAAACTATCCTAGAGCTGTAAGTAGCGGTTATCTGTATCAACAAGAACTAGGCTTTGACGATGATGGCTCGCCGATGACAAATGTGTTTATTGAAAGCTCTGACTTTGATATAG